TTCGGCAAAGCGCTTCCCGTTGTGAACGGTCAAGTGATCCTTGATGGTTCAGTCGAGTGCCTCGGCATCGCGCCCGTTACCTACGTCCCGAGCCCCGCCCGCGTGACGGAGATCAGGGCGTGGACCGAGCGGGCGCTGCGCTGGGACGTGCAGAACGGTGTTCTAGTCTCGCCGCTCGGGAAAGACGAGGCGCTGCGGCTGCTCCAGTACCTCCCGCACGTCCGCTTCTACGACCGCCCGACGTACAACTACTCGCGCTGGCCTGACGGCACCTGGGTCTGGGCCTGCGCGCAGGGCTTCTCTGGATTCGACGGGCCGAAGGTCGCGGCGGATGACCCGGCGAGGACGGAGCGGCTCGTGGTTTTCGAAACTGCCAACTGGTTCGCTGGCCTCATCGGTCGCAGTGACCTTTGGGACTCAGCGTGGACACAGACCATCGAGAACGCCGTCGGCGCGCAGTTGACCGGCGGGTGGAGAGTGACGCCATGACTACCGACGAAAAGATCGACTACGCCATCAGCCTGCTCCTCGGAGTCGACCTCCGACTCGCCGCGCTGGAGAAGCTGGCCGCAGGGTACAAGCCCGAAGCGCCGCCCGCCGACGACACTCCCGCGAAAACCGGCGGTCTCTACGACTTCGTCCGCCCCGTCCCCGTCGAACCCCGCCACGGCGCTGGCGTGCGGATGACGACGCCGGACGCTGGCGAGGCGCTCCTGCGGGCCAAGTACGCCGTGAGGTGGAACGGCGACGTGATGCTGACCGGCGCGGCAGAGGACAAGGTCTGGGCCGAGATCGAGGCGCTCAAGGCGGGAGACGAGAAGCTCATCGCCAAGTACCGCGTCCTCGATCCGACCTTCGCCGGGTTCGCGCTCCTGACCTCGCTCCTCGACCCGGCCGAGTTCGACGGGTTCATGGGGCAGTCGAAGCGGGACGCCTTCGCTGGCTACACCGTCGAGCGGTTCATCGGGGAGCAGTTCGGCATCGACAGCAAGCCGAGCGGCGACGAGTGAAATGGCTGCTGACGGCTACGTTGGTCGCAGGGGTCGCGAGCGCGCAGTGGGCGACGCCCACTCGGTCTCCGACCCGGCGTCCGACCGTGCCGCCCGCGCCGACTGTCGCGCCACGGCCTACCTCGACGCCATCCTCTCAGCCGACCTCGACGCCATCACCGCGTCCGACTGCGCCGAGTGGCGGTTGCTCACAGAGCTACGTCTTCATCCCGTCCGCCCCGGTGCTGCGCCCCGAACCGGGGCAGCTTCTCCGGTACGCCGACGGCACCCCGTTTCGGATCGTCGTCCGGCTCGCGTCGGGCGAGATCCTCTGTTCCGTTGTGAGGGCTGAGTGATGACGAAACGCGAACGCATCGCCGCGCTGGAGAAGAGGCTCGACGCGCTGGAGCGCGAGGTCGCTTCGATCCCGCGCTGGCACTGGACCCAGCCGACCGCGCCGTACACCTATCCGCCGCTGAAGGTAGGCGACGGGCCTACCGACGCGCAGCCCATCGTCTCGCCGACGATCACATGGACCACGGGCACCAACAGCCCGTCAGGAGTCGTGTAATGAGCAACGACCATCGGCGGGCCATACCCCGCCGGTCTCCCCACTTCAGCGGGCACGGCGTGCTCCTCTCCCGCGCCTGCGCCGCTCTCTTTGCCGTGGGGATGCTCGGGTGCGCCTCGTCGCAGCAGGACGAGGTCATGGCGTCGGTCAATGCCTGGGACTTTTACAACCACCGCTACGACGAACGCTGCGTGCCGACTGGCCCGGTCGGGTGCTCCGCTACGAACGCCGCGCTCAAGACGTGGAAGAAGGGACTCGACGAGGCGGGCGTCGCGCTCACCCGTGGAGGGGAGATCCCGCTACAGGTCGCGCACGTCAAGCGGCTGGAGAAGGAGGCGAAGAAGTGTCTTCCGAAGTGATGGAGATTCTCTCCGGCCTTCTGAAACTGGCCTCCTCCGAAGGCGGGCAGACCGTGCTTCTGAGGCTGTTCAAGGGAAGCGGCATCACTGCGCAGAAGGTGTCGGACGCCATCCGCTCTCTCCCCGAAGTGAAGGACACACAGGAGGTCCCCAATGGGTAAGATCGACATCGCAGAAGCTCTCGACTGGCTGAAGGATGCGTACCCGCTCTACGAGCAGGTGAAGACGACCATCGACGCCGTCGAACTCGTCCCGAAGGACCAGCGCAAGCCGAGCACGTACATCACCGCCGCGACGGCTATCCTCGCCGCGCTCGGGCCGCTGGCGGACAAGGTCGAAGCGGATCTCAAGGACTGAGCCGTGAAGCCTTGGACCGACTCCAAGACGATCAAGTACCTCGTCTACACGTTCATCGGGACGATGCTGCTCCAGCTTGTTCCGATGATGCAGCAGCACGTCATCGATTTGTGGTCGCTTGGCTCTCAGGCAGTCGGCACGCTCGCGGCGATCCTCATCCGCATGGCGCAGGATGACGTGCAGGCCCCCATCGGCATCCTCAACAGGCAGGACAAGTGATCCTGCGCTACGTCCGCGCCCGCGCCGCCCTCCACATGGCGATCGGCCTGTTCCTTGGCGGCTGGACGCTGGCGGCGATGGCGAACACTCCGGTGCTTGAGTCGCACATGAAGGAGTTCGTCTACTGGACCTTCGGGGTCGGAGCGTTCGCCCTCCTCGGCGCGGCGGGAGCGTTCGTCTCGCACCTCATGGCGCGCATGGAGAAGTCCATCGACGCCTCGATAGCGCGGCTGGAGAAGACCGTCGAGATCCTCGGTAACGATCTTGTTGGGCACAACGCCAGCCCGTTCGCCCACACGGCAGCGAGCGAGCACAACCACGACCCGATGAACGAGCGCGTAGAGGCCATAAAGGCTGAACTGGACGAGCACGTCATGTACTGCAAGACGCACCAGTGCGCGTTCGGGCAGCGCAACCCGTCCGACTCCCCGAAGCCCCGCCGGAAGGACGACAGCGGGACGGACTATACGCCGCTGCGGGGGAAGAAGTGAGCGACTTTGAGCGCGCCCTCGCGTTTGTCCTGACGTGGGAGGGCGGCGCCGTAGACAACCCCCACGACAAGGGGGGCAGAACGAACCGGGGCATCACCCAGCGCACCTATGACGGGTGGCGCGAGGACAAGGGCCTCGGCGAGAGGGACGTGTTCCTTCTCGAGGAGGATGAGCTCCAGGAGATCTACCGGACCCTCTACTGGTGGCCGGCCCAGAAGCTCCCATGGCCTCTGTGCCTCGTCGTTTTCGACACGGCCGTCCTGTTTGGACCAACCAGGGCAACGTCTTGGCTGGCCGCCGTAGAGTGGGGCGAAGCATCGCCGCAGGCGATGGCGTGGGCCATCCTCTGTTTCCGCCGGGAACGACATCGCGAAGTGGTGGCCCGGGACAAGACACAAGCGAGATTCCTGAACGGGTGGATGAACAGGCTGAACGCGCTGGCGAACGCCACGCTTCAATCGGAACCTGTTCTCCCTGAAAATGTTGCGGGAGGATCCAATGGAACGTGATGAGACGGGGCGCTTTGTCGCGCAGGTAAAGGCGAAGGGTGCCGAGGCCATGGAAAGCATCGCCAAGGCAAGGCCCAGCAAGGGCAAGGAAACAGTCGAGGAAGAGTCCGCCGAACACGGTGTCAAACTCGACGCTCCACTCGAGTCCCACAAGGGCGAAGAGACGCCAGAGGAAGAGGCGGCGGAGGAGAAGGAGATCGCCCAGAAGTACGGTCCGGCCAAGAAGCCCTCCTACAAGCCCTGGAACATGGAATCGAAGAAGGGCTGGTAGCTTGGAGCTCGTCCTACTCATCACCATGGCCGTCGCCTCCATCGTGGCGGCCATCTTCCTGCGCCATCTCGCGCTTGGCGTGAAGTCGCTGCTCGTCGAGACGAAGCTCCTCCGGACGGTTATCGGCGACCTCGGCGGCCCGCTCTACGACACCCGCCGGAAACAGGACGAGGTCCTCGACGCCGTCGGGAAGCACACCGAGGAGGTCCTGAAGCTGCTCGAGAGCATCCGTGACCTGAACACGAAGGACCTGACGGAGAAACGCGAAATTCTAAGCCAAACGAACATAAAGGCTACCTCTAGAGTGACATCCACCAGGGATTGGATGGCAAACCTAGAAGCTGCGGCCAATCGCGAAATGCTTGGGCTGGGCAAGGAGCGATGATGGTCACCAGCGGGCCCGCAGCGGCCGGCGTCTACCGCATCTCGTGTATCCCCACCGGGAAGGTGTATGTCGGTTCCGCACGCTCTATCCGGCGCCGGTGGCGCCGGCATGTCGCCCTGCTTACGACGGGGGCCCATCACAATCGCCACCTTCAGCGTGCTTGGAACAAGTACGGCGAGACTGCATTCCGCTTTGATGTGGTCGAGTTGGTCCCGGTTGGGCTGCTCCTCGACGTCGAGCAGCGGCACATCGACGAGCACCCCGATGCGTTCAATATTCGGCGCGAGGCCGGCAGCAATCGTGGTGTGAAATGGTCGGAAGAGACGAAGGCAAAAATGAGCGCGGCGGCTAAGGGCCGGACGGCTTCTGCTGAGGCCAAGGCGAATATGAGTGCGGCCGGTAAGCGAAGGATGGCCGACCCGTTGGCAAGGGCGAAGGCGTCCGCGATAAACAAGGGACGGCTGGTTACGGCCGAAACGAGAGCTCTGATCGGCGCCAGGCACAAAGGCATGAAACATACGGCCGAAACGAAGGCGGCGATCGGCAGCAAGAACAGAGGCAGGGTGCGGTCCCCAGAAGTGCGGGCCAAAATCTCGGCCACGCTGCGTGGTCACAAGCGAACCGAAACGGTCAGAGCCCGCATGTCGGAAGCGCAGAGTAGTTACCAGGCCGCGAAGCGTGAAGCCGCTGCCGCTGGAGCCGCGTCGTGAGTTCAATTTTTGATTCCGTGCTGGCCCAGAAAATGGGCGCCCTCTCAGAGAGCGAAGGGAAGAACGTCCCGGCTTCGATGAAGGTCCCGGAGCACATCCAGAAGGCCCTGCGCGAGCTCCTCCTGAAGTTCGAGACGGAATCCGACCAGAGTCGGCGCGAGTACGTCCGCCGGTGCCTCAAAAACCACGAGTTCTTCCGCGGCAACCAGTACCTGTGGTGGGATCCGCGCATCGGCGCCTACCGGGCCCCGACGCAGACTGGGGGGCTCCTCGCCGGCGCCACCCCCAGCCAAGCGCAGAACCTGTACACGATCAACGTGTTCCAGGGTTTCTCCATGGCGATGATCGCCATCCTGACCGCCAACAAGCCGACCGTGAAGTTCTTCCCGATGCGCGCCGACAACGGCGACGACCGGCAGTCGGCCGACAGCGCCAGCGACTACCTGAAGATCTTCGACCGGCAGACGAAGTCCCACCAGCGCCTCGTCGACGAGGTCTACTCTCTTTGGTGCGACGGGACCTTCGGGTCCTACGTCCATACCGTCGCGGACGGCGATCGCTATGGGTGGATCGAGGAGCCGATCTACACCCAGCAGCCAGAGACCGTCGGGATGGAGAGCTACAGGTGCCTCGTCTGCCAGGCGCAGTCCGCCGACCTTGGGGATGGCACATGTGCGGCCTGCCAGACGCCCTACTCCGACGGGTCCATCGTGCCCCCGCAGACGGTCATGAAGAACGTCCAGACGGGCACGAAGAAGATCCCGCGGGCCCGGGTGACGTGGGACGTCATCGGCGGCCTCGAGCTCAAGCTCCCGCCGAACGCCAAGGAACAGGCCGAGTTCCCCTACATCATCCGCTCGAGGGAGCTCCACAAGGCCTACGTTCGCAGGGCGTACCCAGAGATCGCCGACCAGATCGTCGGCGGCGGCACCGGTGTCGGCGGAGACTCCATCGAACGGAAAGCTCGCCGCCAGCTTGCTCAGGGCCTGACGGTCGAGAACAGGGCCATCCAGGTCAACATGGGCGACGAGGTCACGTTCAAGGAGGCGTGGTTTCGGCCATGGGCCTTCTACCAGAACGACGAGTCCGCCATCCGCGATGAAATGCTTCAGCTGTACCCGGACGGCGTCTACGTCGCCTTCTCCGAAGACGTCTTCTGCGAGGGCCGTCCCGAGAAGCTGGACGACCACTGGAGGGTATGTCACGCGCTCCCCGGCCGCGGGCAGATCAGAGAGCCCATCGGTGGCTCTCTCGTCCAGCTTCAGGAGATCACGAACGACCTCTACAACATCGTCAGGGATTCAGTCGAATTCACCCTGCCAGCGACCTTCGTGGACAACGATGTGCTGGACGTCGACCGGTGGGCGCGCTCGAACGTGCTCGCCGGAGCCATGTACAACGTCCGGGCTAAGGCAGGCAGGTCGGTCAGCGACTCGTTCTGGCAGACGCAGCCAGGGATGCTCCCTCAGTACACGGGCGAGCTCATGAGAGAGCTCCGCACGGAGATACCCCAGTTCACCGTAGGTGCCTTCCCCGCTGCGTACGGCGGCGGCACCGGCTCCAACAACACGGCCTCGGGCATCGCGATGGAGAAGGACTCCGCGATGGGCCGGATCGGTATCTTCTGGCGCGTCCTCAAAGAACACCACGAGGACGTCGCCCCCATCATCGTTCAGGAGTTCGTCCGGAACGACATGGGCCCCGAGTCCATCACCGAACAGACCGAAGGCGGATCCTTCATCAACGTCACCGTGGATCCGGCGAAGATTAAACAGGGGCAGTACCAGTCCTTCGCGGAATCGACCGAGGACTACCCGACGACCTGGCCGCAGCGGCAGGGCCTTGTAATGACCCTCATGGGGAACCCTCTCTTCCAGGGCGCCATGACGAAACTCTCGAATGCGGATCCGATGAAGAGGCTCCTTGGCCTCGAGCTCGAGATGCCGGGGCAGAAGGCCTACAAGAACGCATTCAGCGTCATCGAGAAGCTTGTGCAGGGTCAGCCGGTCCCGGGCCAGCCGGCCCCGGTAATGGACCCGATGACCGGGATGCCACTTCTCGATCCGATGGGCCAACCGCTCATGGAGCAGGGCCCACCGATGCCTTCGATCCAGCCGGGAGAGCTCGACCCGTGGGAGGCCTACCTAGAGGCCTGCATGGACTTCGACCAGTCAGACGCGGGGCAGGCGCTGCGCGAGCAGCAGAGTCCCGGATACGTGAACTTCCTCCTCTACGCGCTCGAACTGAAGAAGCGAATGATGCCCCCGATGCCTCCCGCTGGCGAAGGAGACCCCGGAGCTCCACCAGACCAGCAGACACCACCCCCTCCGGGGCCAGCGTAACCCGTGCCGGCGCCCGCTGAACCGGCCCAGAGAGAAGAGTAGATGGCAGACATCGCAGCCCCCGCAGCGCCCGCCCCCGTAGCCGCCCAGGCTCCGTCGGCCCCGGCTCCTGCGTCCACGCCCGCCCCGGCTCCGTCGGCACCCGCGGCCCCGGCAGCCGAGAAGTCCGTTCTTCAGCCCGGGATGACCACGAGGGACGCCTTCGACGCCGTGTTCGCGCAGAAGAAGGCTGCCATGGAAGCGGGGACTGCCGCGGAGGAGCCTGAAGCCGCTCCTGCGCCGGAGGCCCCGCAGACCACAGAGAAGATCGAAGAGAAGCTCGAGGCGCAGGCCAAGGCCAAGGTGGAGGCCCCCCCCGAGGTCCCGCCGGAGGTCGCCGCCCGCCTCGAGAGGACAATCCCGGCCAATGTCCGGAACGTCCTGAAGGCTCTCGCGGATCCGTCTCTCGGCGTCCCCGCCGACAGCAAGACCCGCAAGGAGATTGCCGACACCTACTACGTGGGCCGGGCCTACCGCGACGCGGGAATGCCGCTTGCGGCCGTCCCAGCGTACCTGGAGGTCGCCCCCACGGTCGACGTCCTGAAACAGATCACGAACGAAGCGAAGGTCGGACGGGAGATGCTCGGCGACTTCATGGCCGGCACCCCGGAGGACGCACACCGCTTTGCGACCAGGCTTCACCAGAGTAATCCCGAGGCCTTTCAAGGCCTCGTGTCCGTGGTCACTGACCCAGGATGGCTCGAGAAGGCCGTCCCGGACTCTTTCACGAGCGTCGGCCAGCACGCCCTGCGGAACCTCTACAGGAACGCGCAGAAGGAAGCGACGAAGACTGGCAACGCGGAGCTCCAGGCAGCCTTCGATATCGTTGCCGAATGGGCCGGGATCAACCCCTCGGCAGCCCCTACCCCCGAGGAACCGCCGGTGCAAGACGCGGTTCAGGACGCCACCCGGGCCAAGTTGGAAGCCTACGAGGAACAGCAGCGCGCTTACCAGCAACAGCAGTTCCAGCAGTTCCAGCAGGGCACGTACGAGCAGGCGGCAGGAGCCGTCATGGGAGAAGTCCAGCAGGCCATCGACCGGGCAGACCCGGACGGCATCTTCAACCAGGCCACCAGGAAGAAGATGTCGGACGAGATCGGACGACGGATCTACGAGACCGTCGCCGGCAACAAGTCCATCGGCGCCCGCTACCAGCAGCTTCTCCAGTCCGGCAACGGCAGCCCGCAGCACAAGGCGGCTGTCGCGAAGTTCCTCGTGGACCAAGGGCTCGGCGTCCTGAGCCGCCATGCCGGAGACGTCCTCTCCGAGTACGGCTCGATGTTCGAGCACGTCTTCAACCAGCGCGAGCAGAAAACAGAACGCATCACGTCCCGACGGGAACCGGTGGCGGCAGGCGGGCGACCGGCCCCGGCCGTGGACAAGGCCCCTGACCTTCAGGGCGTCGGGATGAGGAATGCGTTCGACGCCTTCTTCGCGCACAGACTCAAATAAAGGGAACGTGCCATGGCACAGACTCAGGCGAACGTAGCGGCTCTTTTCAAGGAAACGTACCGAGAGGTCATCCCCGTCCTGTTCGAGGCGGAGCAGGACTTCTGCTCCAACATCCAGTCCCGCGCCGACGTCGAGCGGGCCGGCCCCCGCACGCTCAGGCTCCCCAAGAAGATGAGCAACGGCGGAATGTTCAGGACTTTCAGCCCGGACGGCGGCGATATGGGACGCGGCAACGCGGCCGTGTACGACGCGGCCGTGCTCACGCCCCTGCCGACCCTCATCGCGCTCGAGCAGAACAAGTCGGTCAAGTGGAACACCGCGAACGACAGCATCGCCGTCCACAACGCGGCGAAGGACCTCCTCACCGACGGTATGGAGGAGTACAAGACCCACCTCGATCGCCACCTCATGACGGCCGGTGACGGCGTTCTGGCGGTCTCCGCCTCCGCGGCCGGGACCGTGGTCACGATGACCTCGCCGGTCGGATCGAGGCTCCTGCGCGCCAACAACAACTACACGGTCTACGACAGCACGCTCGCGACGAACCGCGGCATGGCGTTCTGCACGTCCGTCGACTACCCCAACAAGACGGCGACGTTCTCGTCCCTCCCCGCGGGCTACACCGCCGGGAGCGACAAGTTCCTCATCGACAACATCACCGGCGCGACCCCGACGTGGCTGTACGGCATCAAGTACCACCACAACTCCGCGGTCACGGGTAACTGGATGGGGATGAACCGGGCCACGTACCCGCAGGTTCGCACCCCGTACGTCACCGCCGCCGGCGCGCTCGCCCCCTACCACATCCGCCTTGTGAAGTCGCTCATGGAGCTCTCGCGTGGTCCGAAGATTTGGGACGGCGGCAAGTGGCAGTGGTTCATCCCGCCCGCGCAGCGGCAGGCCTACGAGGACATCGGCATCTCCCAGACCCGGTACGACCGCGGGTCGGACCACCCGGGCATGGAGGCGATGTTCAACGTCAAGAAGCTCTCCATCGACGGCATGAGCGTCCTCTGCTCCACGAACGCGGATCCGTCGCGCATGGACCTCATCGACTGGAAGAACTGGGGACGTGGCGAGACGCTCCCGATCGGCCTCTACACCGTCGAGGACGACTCGGTGTTCCAGATCTACGGCGCCTCTGGCGGCCTCGCCGCGGCGGAAATCTGCTACATCGCTCAGATCGCGCAGTACTTCGTCGACGATCCGTCGCGGGCGGGCCTGATCTCGAGCCTGACCGTACCCACCGGCTACTGATAACCCGGGGCCGGGGGGCTTCGGCCTCCCGGCCTCTCTACGGAGAACGATGAGCATCCTCGCTGGCGAAACCTACGACCTGGCAGTACCCCTTGGCGTCCAGCACGCGGCGGCGCTTGCTGGTGGGCTGAACCTATTCGGCGAACCCAACTACCGCGTGGTCTGGGGATGGAGCCGCCTCGAGCTTCGCGTCGGGCTCCACTCTGACCACGATGATTCCGGGAACCTCCTCCGGCGTGAGCTCCGTGCCGAATGGTGGCCGCGCTACGCGCCGAGAGATCGTTTCCACGTCGAGGTTTGGAAAGACGCGGCCGTCTATGGCGGCCCTGACGCCTGGGAGGATGGTACGGCCCAATGGGTAAACGGAACCAAGGTCCCTGCCCTCGGCCCCTTCCCCTCGCGGGGGGAGTACGAGCACGTCGCGGTCTGTCAGTCGGGAACTGGCAGCTTCATGCACCCGACGGAGGACGCCGTCAAGACTCTGATCCTCTGGCACCGTCAGGCCCTTGCCGTCACGAAAGACCAGAGAAAGATCCTCGCGGAAGCGCAGACACAGGAAGAGAAGGAAGCCCGTAGGAAGAGATTCCACGACATCATCGACTCGGAGGCCAAGGCATTCCCGTTCCGTACGTGGGTGCCGGTGTCCGGAAAGAACCCGCGCCCGAATACGAGCGCGTAGAAGGAGACAGAGATGGCGATTCAGATCCCCGCAACCGGGCACGGCCCACAGGTCACGCTGAAGGAATACATCCCGCGGGTCACGCACCCGCTGTGCAGCGTGTTCCCGCGGACGTTCCACTTCCACGACGCCAACGGCCAGTACGAACTCCCGGGCTGCACCGGCAAGGAGGAGTACGGCTGTGCGATGGTGCAGATCCAGCCCGGGTACGACAAGTACGACCTCGGCGAGGACAAGCACATCTCTGCTCTTTCCATTCCGGCCAAGGAGATCGCGAAGGACTATGCCGGCATCCTGTCAGGCACGACATCCCTGACCGACCGCGGCGTGTTCGTTCCCGAGGGGGCCATCCCCACCAGGGCCGAAGTCGACGCGGCCCGCAAGAAGCTCGAGGCGTGGGCAAAGGAGACCGTCAGCAAGGCCGACCGCATGTGGGCGACCACGCAGCGGATCACCGACATCAGCGACGACGCCAAGCTCGCAGCGAACTGTCTCTCCATCGAGAGGACGTGGGCGCAGGACTGGGATCCGGTCGAGAAGATCAACTGCCCGGCCTGCGGCGAACCCATGACGAAGGGGGCCAAGATCCACTCCATCGGCCAGAAGGGCTGCGGGCAGCGGATCAACTACGACGACTCTGGGACGGCCTTCTGGGCGGACGAGAAGCGTACCGGCCCGGCGGCGAAGTAAGGAGACCCGATGGCGACGCTGAACGACATCATCAAAACGGTGCCTGCACTGCTCGATGATGCGAGCAAGTCGGTGTTCACGAGCGACTTCATTTTGCCCTACGTGAACACCGCCCAGCGTCGGATCTCGAGCTTCCTTCAGTCGAAGAGCCTCAAGCACGCCAAGTTCCGCAAGAACAACATCCTCTTTCCGGCGGGCACCACGATCCTCGGAGCAGAACGTCCCGAGGTTTCTACGGCCCCGCCTAACTGGGTGGCTAGCTCTGCCGTGGCGAACCCTGGTGCGTGGACCTACGCCCCAGCGGACCCGTCCACGTCTACCACCGCTGTCGCAGACCCCGAGGGCGGCACAACAGCCACGACCTGGGCATACCTCACGGTGGCGGCCAGAACCGCCACGCTGACCTCTGCCGTCAACATGCCGGCGCTGCTCGGAAACCAGTACGCCACAGGGAGCATCTGGCTCAAGACAGCGAAGCCCTACACCGCCACGGTTACGATAGCCTTCGGATCGACCACGGCCTCCACCACGATCAACGTCACGACCGAGTATCAGCGGGTCACTGTCACGGCGGGCCCCGGCACGACCGGCGCAGCGGACACTCCGACTCTCGCGGTGACGATGAACGACGACCTCACCGTCGCCATGCCGTCCATCGTCGGCATCGGCGAGTTTCTGGGGTACTACAAGACGACGGGGAAGGCACTCACCGCCCTCCCCACCCCTGTCCTGCCGGCGAACTTCGTCGAGCCGGATGAGCTCTGGGAAGCCAAGCTGGGAGGGACCAGCGCGGACTACTTCCGCGTCGTCGGCCCGCACCAGATTCCGAACCAGGCACAGGTGAACACCCTCGGGTACTGGGACTTCTACGACGGCGCTCTTCGGTTCCTCGGCGCCACGGAAGACAGGCTCCTGCGGATAGACTACTGGGGATCTCTCGAGACGTTCCAGGACCCGGCCATCCCTTCGCAGGCCGTCATCATCCAGAACTGCCTCAACCCGATCAGCTTCCTCGTCTGCAAGTACATCTCACACAGCCGCGGGCAGCACGCCGCGGCCAAGGAGTGGGAGGCGATGGCGAACGAGGAGCTCGAGGACTTCGCGAACATTCAGCAGAAGGCACAGCAACAGGCACCGGTCCGGCGTCTCTCCTCTCGAGGGGCGAGCCGATACCAGGGCTATTTCAGAGGCGTCGGATAAGGAGACGAACATGGCACTCGCAGTTGGAACCCCGATCAAGCGAATCGACCTCGGACAGGCCTGGCTGGTGATCTTCCCGGTCACCCTCTCGGGCAACTACGCGACCCCCGGAGAGGCGCTCGCCGGGAAGTTCTCCGGGTTCGAGTTCAAGTCGACGCAGATCCCGATCTACCTCACGGCGACCGGCAGCGCGGGCTTCGAATACCGGTGGGCGCTCGCGTCCAACAAGCTCCAGGTCTTCACCTGTGGGGCGAACGCGCAGGATCCCATGGTGGAGCTCTCTGACGGTGCCTACCCGGCGGCGTGTTCCGGCGACACCATCACGGCGGTCGGGTACTTCCAGAAGAAGTAAGGCATGAGCACGGAAGGGATGACCCCCGTCCTGGTAGATCAGTACGGGGGCCTCTGCACCCTGATCGACAGGTCAGACCTTCCGGTCGGGCTCAGCCCGGCGTGCCAGAATGTCGAGTTCTTCCCAGGCGGCGTGCGTAGCCGCAGCGGGTTCGTAGTCCACGCGGAGATAGGCTTCGACGGGTGCGACATGCTGACGCACGTCACCCCCCCCGGGACGCGCACGCTCCTGGTCTTGTGCAGTACTGGGCAGATCGTTGGGGGCCCGGTTGAGTCTGCCCCGGCAGCCATCCCATTCGGTGCCGTCAATACGTCGACCCTCAAGCTAGGGACAGATCTGCGGATGCGCGGGACGTCCATGTTCGGCCGCGCATACTTTGGTCTCTACGGTGGTTGGGATACCCGCCAGACCACCGCGACCGTTGCCCCTATCTGCGGCCCGTTCCAGTACGACGGCACAACCATCTCGCCGGTAACGCAGGAAGGGCCGCCTGCGCCATTCGCGGTAACCGCTACGGGCGGCGGAACCATCGGGATGTCTCTCGGCTACCACTCCTTCGTGGTGGTCTACGAGACGGCCAGCGGGTACGTCACGGCGCCTTCGGCCCCCGTCGGTGCGACGTTCGCCGCCGGCGATTACGCCGCAATCTCTCTTCTCCCCAGAGGGCCAGGCGCGATCTCTAAACGGATCATCTTTGCGACCCCCGCCAACAGCACGTCGTTCTTCACACTTCCGCGCTTCGCGCTGAACGACAACACGACTACCACGCTGAACGTCGACTTCACCGACGCAGAGCTCTTGTCCGGTGCCTCTCTCGAGGACTACATCGACAGACCCAGGATCCCGCCGGTAATGGGCGTCGAGAAGTACGGCCGGCGGATGGTGTACTGGGGTGCGCTGAACCAGCTCTACCCATTCTTCGATGGAGACTCGACCTCGCCGCCGCGACCCGTGCTGGTCGGTCTGCAATGCCTCGACTTCGACGGCCAGCTTGGAACGCTACCATTGCCGTGGACGGCCACCACCGCTGGCGGCGCTGTGTCTACGCAGGATGGTGCGGCCCTTCAGGTCTACCGGATCACTGGGAACGGGGTCGGCGCGACGAGGGGGACGATAGATCAGGTCGCTGCGAACGTGGCCCTGAGTGGCACCTATTACATCAAGTCACAGCGGACGTACGGCCTGCGGGTACGTGTCCGAAAGAACTCCGCCCTGCTTGCCGGCACGCTTGCGGTCACGCTGCGCGGCTCCACGACCAACGTGGCCGGGTCCGGCACCGTGCTCGCCTCCATGTCGGTGCCCCACAGCAACCTCGCCGATACGGAGTGGGCGCTGCTATCCAGCGCCGGGACCTTGGTGGCGGCCAACTATCCGTATGTGAACATGACCGTCGAGGTAACGGGAACGCCGACCAACACCGGCACGTTCGAGATCGACTACATCCAGGTGTACGACGTCGCGGACCCATCGTCCAAGTCGGTCCTGTGGATCTCCGACCCCGACGCGCCCGAATCCGTCAACATCACCACAGGGCTCGTCCCCGTCGCCGAGGATGACGGCCAGGAAATCCGTGACGTGTTCGAGCTACGCGGGAACCTGTACGTCTGCAAGGAACACTCTCTCTACGTTACGACGGACGACGGCAACGAGCCTGTCGACTGGAAGGTGGATCAGGTGTCCAACGTGGTCGGCACGGTCAGCCCACACGGGGTGGCCGTTGGCGACGGATGGGCCACGATCCTCGACCGGGATGGGCTGTACTACTTCACGGGAGGGATGCCAGACAAGATATCCCAGGAGATACAGCCCACGACCGACGCACTGGGATGGGGGTGGGGTATCAAGTCGTGGACCGCCGTCGACCCCGGCGACAAGCGAATCTATGTCGGCGTTCCCGCAGCAGGCTCGACCGGCGTGACGGACATCGCGGTGCTGGACTATGTGGAAGGATTCGGTGACCCCATCGCTTCCGGCGGAAGCGGCCGGAAGTGGACCATGTGGACGAGGGGGAGCAGCGGCTCTCAGACCGCCGGGATCATGGCGGAGCGCGCCAACCTGACGTCCTCGTTCCTCGTTATCGGGGGGACAGCCTTGTTCGTGCAGAGCGCGGCAGCCGTGGCGGATGTGACGACCCCCATCGTCTCCTACTACGAGACGGCGCCCATGGGGGCAGAGATCGGGCGCAGCCTGTTTGACAGGCTGGTGGTGCGTATCCGCGGCGTCGGGTCGTTGCTGGCGAACTGGAGGTCCCCCGGCGGCACGCTTACCGCGTTGCCGACGAAGACACTTGCCGCGAGCCCCGACGATGACATCGAGATAAGGCTTCGCGCCCAGCACACCCAGGTAGGCTTCAGAATCGGGACGAGTGCTGCCGCGGATTACTGGAGTTGCCGCAGGCTGGCCGTGTTCCTGAAGCCCTCCGAGTTCTCCTATCTGAGGAAGACGTAGGTGCCGGTCACCTTCAAGACCACAAAGATCGCGCAGCGGGCGCAGTCGGATCCGCTGCTCTACGAGATGCTGCGGGACATCGGCACGACGTTCGAGAGCGTGAAGAGCTGGATCCTCGGATTGTTTCAGGAGCGCGTCAGCGGAACGACCGGGTTCATCCCGAAGTGGGAGTCGGAACTGGTGTTGGGCGACTCTCCCATCTACACAACCGGGGCGCTGACTGGTGTCAACACGACGAACCCGGGTTTCGTGTGGGACGTCCAGAAGGATGACGGGATCGGCGCTGGTACACACGGAATACTGGCGGCCAGGAAGACGAATGGGGCAGCCACTGCAATAGGGGGAGTGTCCCTCGGGTACTACGCGACCGGGACTGCGGTGACCCACGGCCTAGTCCGCAGCACATCTGCCGGCACCGGCCTCCACCTCGGCACGGTCAACACCCCCATCGCCGTAACGATTGCACCATTGACAGGCGACGTCGGGCTCATCGGCGGCGTCTACGGCTTCCGGTCCAAGACGCTCACCGAGACCACGGCCACGTCGTTCGCCGACATCTCCATAGCCGCTGGCGAGTACGTCGCAGGCGAATGTCTGTGGGCGGTCTACGCGACCGACGCCACCGACTTCCAGATGCGGACGGGGCGCCTGCGCTTCGTCGCAGTCAACAAGGGCGGGACCATCACGGCCTCAGTGAACGAAGTCGGCACCCCGGAGCCGGCCCTGTCCGCGGGGACGCTCGCCGTTACGAACACGATTGCGACCGGCGCCAGCAAGATCACACTCCAGTCCAACGCGACGTCGTCCCTTGCGCAGACCACGCTGGCGCTCCGGTACAGGATCGACCTGCTCACCACCGCGGCCATCATCACGCCACTCTAGGAGACTGAATGCCGACGACTGCCTACCCCTTCGCCGCCGAGTGGAACGACAGCCAGAGCCCGGCGATGTCGACGCGGGTCGGCGGGACCGCCCCCACCTTCGCGGCCATGAACGGCACCATCTACGGCATCCAATTTGGCGCGGGCGAGGAGGTCCACTCGTCCATCCAACTACCACATTCCGCGATCCCCGCCGGGGAGCTCCGGCTTCACGTTCACTTCACCACGGCCGATGCCGTGACGGTCGGGCAGACCGTCATCTGGGGCATCGAGTATTCCATCGCCCCGGTGAACGGGACGTTCGCGGCACCGACCACGGTAACCGCGACCTACACGTACGCTGCGACGACCGCGCTAGTTCACCACGTACTGGCTCTCACGACCGCTACCATGCCCAGCCCGGCACAGTCCTGCATCGTCATGTTTCGGGCCTATCGGAGCGGCGGCACCTCCGCGGTCAAGCCGTTCCTGCTCTCCGTCGACGGCCACTTCCAGCAGAGTCAATTCGGGACTGAATTGGAGTATCCCGCGTAGAATAGAGAAGGAGGAGCACACCATGGGCGACTTTAGGTTTCCGAACCAGCCTCCGGGGAATCCGCCTCCGCAGGTCCCGCCGCGGGTTCAGGATCCGTACGGATCGGGGCGTGCCGGCCCGGGGGTCGGGCCCCCGGTGGAAGGCGACGTGTGGCCCGCACCGACGGGTGACGGCAAGCCCCCGCAGGCCTTCCTTGGGCCTCCGGCCGTCGTCCCCGGGAGAGAGCCCATCGGCCCGCCGGTCCAGACGGGAGGCGGATATGGCGCTCCAGTAGCCGGACGCCCCGGGCCCGGCGTAAAGCCTCCCCCGACGTTCTTGGGCCCGCCGGTGCCCCCGGGGCCTGCCGGCATCGCCACGCAGAGGCAGGCGCCCCCAGCCATCCGTCCGCCGGCTGCGCCACCGCCCATGCGGCAAGGGAGCATGGGCTCACCGCTGGCCGGAGGCGGGCCGGTCCCCCCGGTAAAGCAGCCCCCGAACCCCGGTCGGCAGCCGCCTCCGTATCCGACCAAGTATCCGGTGCGGTGAGATGGGCGACCTGAAGGCGCCGTGGTACTCGAGGGAGCAGGACCCACTGGGCCCTCCGGTTGGGGCCTATTCCCAGCCGCCCATGGCGCCACCGCAGCAGTACCAGGCTGGCCCCCCGGCAACCCCCGCTATCCCCGCCCCACAGTCCATCAAGAGGCCGAAACAGACGGCCTCTTCCACTGACAACTCCGCCCGTGCCTCCTCTAATGCGAGGCCTCCGATGCCCGGCAAGCAGATGCCGGGGGGCACACCGGAATGGTACGGGCGTGCGACGCAGCAGATGCCGCCTCAGATCACGCCTCCGCCCGGGGTAGGACTCACCCCTCCGCGGCCGGATGCTCCTGAGAGACGGCGATGGCGCGGCTGAGCGTTCGGCAAGCCCTCCCCTCTGACAAGGAAGGCCTCTTGGAACTCCACGAGCGCCATGGGGACCAGTTCATCCTCCCGGACCTCGACGCCCCAGACAACATAGTGGCCTGCATCGTCGAGGACGAAAGCGGCCGTATGGTTGGAGCGGGGATCCTCCACGTCATGGCCGAGGGCCACTTCATGCTCGACCACTCGTACGGCACCCCGGCCGACCGCTGGGAGCTCGCGAAGGTCATCATCGAAGCGCAGGGGCGCGTGGCATGGGCCCGCGGCTTCAGGGACGTTCTCGTCGCTACCCCCAGCAAATTCCGAGGCTTCGCCCGGAAGCTGGCGACTCTCGCCGGATTCGTATCCGACGATCACCGGACACACTTCAAGGTCCTGTTGGACCGGAGATTCATCGCATGAGGCTTCTCTCGAGGATCATCTCGTTCTTCGTTCGTTGTCACCGGGAGTGGATGGCATCGTGAAGGTCTACATCCTCACGACCTGCAACGGCCCGGACAACCTCACGAACACGCTCATGGTCTTCAAGACCCTGCGCGTCGGGTTCCCCACGGCCGAGGTCTTCGTCGTCGACAACGCCTCCGACGCGGCAGTCGTGCCGGCGATCGAGGATGCGGCGACGAGCGTCGGGGCGAAGTTCTATCGCTACTCGCAGAGGACGGAGCATGGGAAGTTCATCACGGCGGTCGTCAGCACGAGTACGGGGGCGCTCGCCTTTGTCGACACCGACGTCGCCTTCTGGGCTTCGTGTGAGGGTCTCGACATCGAAGGCGCCCTCTTCGGTGGGCGGTACATCCCGAAGATCGAGACGCCGACCGGCGTCCACATCGCCAGGGTTCACCCGTCCCTCTTCATCGTCCCGGATGCGGAGAAGCTGTGGGAGGCGTGCCGTCATGTCGCAGAAACAGGATTTCGCGGAATCGAGTTCAAGCCGTTCGAGTCCTGTTACTACGTCGACAGCGACGGTCGCACCGTTCTGGTCGACACCTGTTCGGGCGTGTCCGGGGCCTTGGCCGACCGGGCGTACCACTTTCGACCGGTCGACTTGGAGCGTTACGACCACCTCTTCCTCGGGACGATCCCAGAGATGGTGGATGCACTCCCACTCCACGACGACACCCGCGATGTTATCGCAGTCGGCCACACCATCGAACGGCCCGAGGATCTGAAGGGCCTCTGGCGGCAGCAGAACGGTCGCAATTTCGAATGGCAGTACATGTCCGGGAAGGTCGGGAGCCTCGGGGTCATGACGGCCCGGTTCAAGGAGCCGACCGCCGGCTATGAGATGGCTCACGTCGCGATTGTCGACGAGGGAACTGCGAGGGTCATCTACGCCGGCCCGGCTACCAAGGTCGTGGGGGACACATTCCACTTCGTTGGTGGCAAGGTGACGATCTCCGTCCGAAACACGTGCCGGGTAGTCGAACACGGCGTCGCGCCCGTCGATGACCACGGCTGGTCACTGCATAGGTCGTGGCCGTCCGTAAGCGCGAACGTCACAGTGGAGGCCGAGGGGCGGCGGCTCGAGGACACCGGCTGCGACTTCTGGATCGACTACGAGACTGGGCTCCTCCCGTCCCGTAGAGGATGGACGTGGGCGTCGATCAGGCTGGACGATGGCACAAAAATGATGCTGTACGAGCGCAGCGGCAGGAGCGAGCTCTGGGAGCTCTATGACGGGCTCGCGATCCCGATCGAATACGAGCGGCTCGAGCACGCCATCAGCTTCGAAGGCCGGACGCTCTTCCTCTGCCCGGTCGCTCCGGGCCAGATCATCTCGGACCCTTTCCACTCACTCACGTATGGCGAGGCGCTCTGCCGCGTCATAGAGGACGGGCGCGTCGTCGGCAGGGCCTACCTCGAGGTCGTTCCGGACAACTGGGGGGATCCGCGATTCTCTGATACCGAGCGCCAGATGCACCGCCGGTGGACCGACGGGAACGAAGATGCTGCCGCCCTGCTACACCTCTTGGGCGAAGGTTCCCAGCTGGCCGACGACATCGTCGACCGGGACATCCCGGAAGACGAGATGAGCGGCGCGGTCACGAAGCTGATGGGCGACATGATCGTGCGGCTGCCGGCGAACCCGTTCTACGCCAAGCACCGGGCCACTCTCGAGCCCGTCATCATGAGCTCGTTCCTCGTCTGGGACGCGACCAACGACTGGGCCAAGAGCCCGCGCAAAGAAACCCAGATGTTCGCGTACACGTTCCGGGAGATTTTAGGCCAGATCATCGGCATGGTCGCCCTCCTGGTCGGAGGGCTCGCGTTCGCTCGCAGGGTGACACGCGAAGTCCATCTCTACTACCACAGCAACCGCGTCGAGTCGTTCGAAGCGTGGCGTAAGGAGTGCGGTCATGGGTGACATCGTCAAGGGCCTCTACGGCGGGGGCACCAGCGGCTCTCTCGGCTACGGCAAGGGCAACAACAAGACCCAGCTGACCTACCTGGGAGAGAGGGCCGGGCAGGCTCCTCTCGAGGACATCATGGGGCTCCTCGCCAGCGATGCGAACCAGAAGCGGGCGCAGAGCAACCTCATCAACTTTGGCGCCGGCTACGGTGGCTCGTTTGAGTCGGCGGACCAGAAGGCGGCCCGCGCCGCTGGCGGCAGCCTCACTCAGAAGCCCTACGGCGGATGGGGTGGGTACGGCAGCGAGAACGAAACGCTGACGGGTCGGACGATCCAGACTCCGCCCGACATCGCGTACGAACCCGGTGGCGGCGGCACGGACACCGCGGGCCCGAATCCTCCGATGGGCAACTGGCCGCCCGCTGGCGGCGGGACGCCCCCGCCGGTCATCAATACGGGGCCGGCGACCCCGCCCGAGATCAGGAACGCGCCGGGTGGTGGCAGGGGAGGGATCGGGGTCGCCCCGAACGAAGCTGGGCAGGCGTCCACCACGGAACAACCAGCGAACTGGGGCGACGGCACTGGAGGGACCGGCACCGGTGGCGGCTCACTGGGCAGCGGCGGTGGTGGAAGCGTATGGGACGACCCGCGCTCCGGGGACGCCTTCTACCGCTCGGAGATGAAGAAGCAGGAGGCCGGGCGGTCCGCCGGCGAGGGCTACGCGAACCAGGCGAATGCGGCCTACCTGAAGGACCCGAAGATCAAGGCCACCTACGACGGCCTGAAGGCCCTCGGCTACCAGAACAACCTGCCGGACGTGGGCGAACTCGTCGACGTCTTCAGCACGACGGACCTCCAGCCGGAGGACCTCCTCAAGCACTACGGCATCCTCATCCAGAACAAGGGCGGCGACGAGAGCCGCGTCGGCGCGGGAGGCCACGGGGCCGAGTTCAGGAACATGGCTGCCAACCTCGGGGAGAAGCTGGGCAAGGGACTCTACGGTCAGCCGTCGTGGACGAGTGACGCGGACGCCGCGGCCCCCGTCCAGCCGTCGGCACGCCCGACGTCACAGTTTGCCGGAGTGCCGTTCGATCCGCTCGGCAAGGCCGGTGTCGCCTCGAGCGCGCCGCAGGGCTACGACGCCCAAGGGGCAAAGTGGGAGAGGACCTTCGGGAAGGCGAAGGCGAATGCAGCGGCAGCGGCAAAACAGAGTGGGTTCAAGCCGGCGCCCACGACCGGCAACCTGTCGGACGCGAAAACTGGATTCGACTATGGGGTGACCGACAACGATGTACCGCCGCCGGACGCCGAAGACGGTGATACGTGGACTGACGGCCGCGGCAACGTCTACACGAAGGGTTCGGGTGGGTGGACTACCCAGGGCGGTACGGTGTGGGCCGGGGACGGGAGCGGCCCGTCGTCGCCCAGCGGCGGCGGCGGAACTGGTACTCCCGGTGGAGGAAGCCAGGCTACAAATCCGACGGGGCCCCCAGGTGGTGCAAGCGGCCCGGGCGGTGGCTGGACTCCAGAAAACGATAACGCCCCGACCGATCCCGACGCCGGTGGGAGCCAGCCCGGCTGGGGTGATGGCGGTGGTGGCGATGTAGCGCCCACGAACCTCGGTGCCCGCCCCTCGCAGTTCGGCCCGCAGGGGTTCAACCCGACCATCGGCGCAGATGGGAAGCCGCTCGACCCAGCGAAGCTGACCACTACCGGCGGCTACGCAGTCGGCGACGCCTGGTCGACCTCCGCTCCGTGGCGGCCCGAGGAGCCCACGGGCGGACTTTACGGCGCATATACCGAGCTCGCTGGCGGCAAGGGCACGGAGTACGAGAACGCCATCCTCGGCGACTGGCGGCAGCGGGCCGAGGGCCCGATGAGCGAGCTCGACGCCGACACGCTTTCGAGCATCAAGACGTTCGGGCGGACCCCGGGGCGTGGCGAGAATGAGGCCTACGGTGCCTACAACGACATGCTTCAGGGCGGCTACTCCGATGCGGAGCAGAACGCTATCGCGCAGGAAGGGATGCGGGCGGCACGGGCCGGGTACGAAAGCAACCGCGACGCGATGCTTCGCAACCAGGCGCGGACGAACAACAGCGCCGGTTACGCTGCGAACATGGGGAAAATGGCGAGAGGGTTCTCCGAGACGATGGGATCACAGGCACGCCAGAACCAGATTGACTTCGCCAACGAAGCGCAGCGGCGCAAGGAAGGCGGCGCCAGCGGGATGCTGAACGTCGCCGGCCTCGCGAACCAGCGCGGCTCCACGGCACTCGGGGCGCAGCAGCAGTTTGGCCAGGAGCAGGCACGGCAGAAGGAGACCGCCCTCGGCGGGATGCAGCAGGCCGCTGGGTACGGGCGTGACCTCCAGCAGCGTGGGCTCCAAGGCCTCCAGACAATGGCCGCAGCGCAGGACCCGACGAAAAGCTGGGCGACCGCCGCGGGGATCGGCAGCGCCCCCCGAGAAACCTACAACGAAACCGGAAGTGCGAGTTTGTAGCCATGGCAAATCTCAGCCGCTTCATTTCCGACGACGAAGAGGACGAGTATCTGCGAGGTCTCGCCGAAAGCGAACGGGTCGGGGACTGGTCGCGGTTTTTGGGGGCCGTGAAAGATCCTTCTGGGGTTCCAGTCGGATCGGCCCCTACCGACTGGCGCCAGCCGCGGCGGCCGGACGGGCTAGGCACCGCTCTGGCGATGAAGGAGACGCAGGGTCAGAAAAGCCAGATGCCGACGCTGGCCTCTGGTGACATCAGCGGAGACACCAACACCGCCAAGCGCATCCAGATCGCGCAGTGGGGGATGGAGGACCCGGACGAGGACCGGCTCACCCCGGAACAGGTTCAGTCCGGGAACAAGATGTTGTCCAGCACGGACGATCAGCCCGTCAAGCCCCCCGGGCCCGACTCGCCGTCGACGGGCTACAAGGAGCCCTCGCGGTTCGACAAGGCGAAAGCGGAGTACGACAAGGAGTTCGGCCCCGGCAAGAAGCACAAGTGGTACAGCCTCGAGTCGACGGATGCGTGGGAATCCCGGCGCGCAGCCGGCCAGCACAACCTCATGCTCGAGCAGCGGCAGGAGGAAGAGGAGCGGCGGCAGGTAATCGGCGGCAGGGTCAGGCCAAGTGGTCAGGCCATGCGGATGATCGGGGACCAGGGCGACGGCATCTATCAGGGGTACAGCGACGGCACCTTCAAGAAGGTCGGCGGCGTGCTGGACAAGGATGCGGACCAGAAGGACGAGTACGGCGAGACGATCTTCTACGACGCGCAGGGCCGGGCGATGGTGAAGAAGAAGGGGTCCTACCAGTCGAGGTACTTGGAAGATCCCAACGCCGGCCAGCCGCTCGCCAACGGGACGCAGGGGCCGACCGATCCGTACGTCGACCGCTGGGTCGCGCCACAGAAGGAGCAGACGCGGGTCCTCGGGCGAGGGTCGACGTGGCTGGACGAGGACGGCAACGTAATCGGTCGCGGGCAGCCGGTTCCGCCCAGCACTGGTGGTGGCGGGGCAGCACCGAAAAATCCCGATGTCCAGGCCAAGAAGGACGCCGAGAAGGAAGCCGACGAGCTCCTGAAGGGCAACAAGGAGTACGAGCGGGCCAGCCCCGAGGCGCGGAAGGCCACGAGGGACATGTGGATCAGGAAGATACTGGAGGGGAACAAGAGCGGCGGCGCCGCCCCTGCGAAACCGAAGCGGACCGTAGTCGTAGGCTGACGCCGGAGGCCACATGGAGCGGTACAAGGTAGAAATCCCCGGGATCGACGACGTCGAGTTCGACATCGGGGCCGAGTCCATCGCCGACCTGGACAAGAAGATCACGGAGATCAAGGCCAAGTACACCGGGAAGACCGCCGGCCAAGTCGTCGTCGGCGAACGGCAGAAGCTGACCAAGGGGCAGTTGGAGGGAACGGAGCTACAGCCAGCGAGTGCTCCGGGACCGCGTGGGACGCCCCAGTACACCGGCAAGCCCGCGGGCTACGAGCCGGAGACATCATCCGGAGGCCTGATCGCCCCGGCAGGGATCGGCGTCCCGGGCCGCACCCGGCCGTCCATGGGCGCCCCGGCGCCGGCGCCAGCCCCGGCTCCTCGTCCCGCGGCGCCGCCCCGGGCGAACCCGTTTATCTCGTCGACTGGCGTCGAGCGGGTGGAGCCCCAGGAGATGCCGGAGCTCACTCAGGGGCAGAACGTCGTGGCGCAGCGGCGGGCCCAAGGGATGGGCCCCGCGGGCAGGCCCGAGTACACGGGGAAACCGGCGGGGTACGAGCCGCAGACCAGAGGCGAGCAGATCAGGGACGTCGACGTGGACCTCGGCGAGACGGCCCCGGAAGAGCCGCTCCCGACCGTCTCGGCCGGCGCGTCGAAGTTCCTTGCCTCGAGCGCGGTGGACCGGGAGATCACGGTCCAGAACAAGGCCAAGGCTGCCGGCCTCGGCAAGTATTCGGTCCAGACGACGACCCCGGACGGCAGGGTCATCAAGACCCCGCAGGACATGGGTCAGCGTACGGCCATCCTCCCCGGCGGCCGGCGCGTCGTCATGGACATGCCAGAGTCCGAGTTCCCTGGCAGGGAGCCGGACGACCAGCCGTGGAACTTCTACGGATCTAACACGGGCATCCCCGGCGGGCCCGTCACGGACATGGAGCACGGGACCTTCGCCGACGACCAGACCGGGTTCATGGAGGCTGCCCCTCTCGTCACTGCCCGGGGCGCTGCCGGGATCGCGAAGAGCATGGGCATGATGCCGAAGCTCGGAGCCCAGATTCAGGACGAAGCGGCCCGCGGTGCGGCGAACGTCGTCGGGGCTGTCATGGGCGACACCCCGGAAGAGGCGGCAGCCCGGCAGCAGTCGTTCGTGGAAGGCGTGGGTACGGCTCGCCGGTGGCTCACCCCGCAGCACGCCCTCCTCCAGGCGGCAGGAGAAAAGCTTGCCAGCGGTGCCGGGCAGGCGCAGGACGTCCTGTCGCAGCAGCCCGCGGTCGAGCTCATGGACCGGACGACACGGGACATGTCACTCGGCCAGACGATCACGAACCCGCAGGCCATGGGGATGATGGCCGCGGAGAATGCCCCTCAACTGGCAGCGTCCTACGCAGCGGCTACCGTCGCCCCGGCCGCGGCCCCGATGTTCATGTTCGGGCTCGAGGCCGGCGGGCAGATGGACGAACTCGACGCCGCCAGGGCGCAGGGTAAGGACATCCCGGAGCAGAAGTACGTCCTGTCCGCGGTCGGCACCGGCGTAGTCAACATGTTCCTCGAGAACCTCGGGATCAAGGGCGTCCAGGGGCGGCTCCTGAAGGAGCACCCGGCTCTTGCGGCGAAGATCGGGAAGTTCGCGGAGTCGTTCGCCGGGAAGTCGGCAGAAGCGATCCTCGGAGAGGGCGGGACGGAAGGCCTCCAGGAATGGACGAACATGCTCTCGTCGTTCTTCGCCTCGGAGCCGAACCCGGACATCGACAAGGTGGCCGCGTTCCTGTCCGACAGCAAGAACTGGGAGCGGGCCGGGAAGGCCGCAGCGGCGGGATCCATGCTGGGCGGGATGGTAGCCGGGCCCCGGCTCGCTGGGGACGCCATCCGGGCCGGGAAGGACGCCGCCAAGAAGAAGTTCATCGAGGCTGCCAGAGCTCGAGGCGTCGCCCCTCCCGAGGTGACTCCGGAGCAGGCCGCCGAGGTCACGAGCGCCATCGGCGAGGCCATGGCCGCTCAGCGGGCGCAGGCCCCGCCGGTTGAAGAAGAGCCCGCGGCGCCCGCCCCGCCCCCCGAACCCGGTCCGGAAGCTCCGCCCGCCCCTGAGTCCGCCCAGGACTTCGGCACCCCGGCGGCGCCGCCGGTAGCGGAGGAGCCGGTGGCTCCGCCTCCCGGGCAGCCGGAGCGCCGTACGGACGAGGCCTCCGCGGCCCGCGTCTCCGAACTGATGACGAAACGAGGGAACGGGGACATCTCTCCAGAGGAGACGGACGAGCTCATCGGGCTCCTGCATGGGAGGGCCGAGTCAGAGGCCCGCAGGGCAGATGTCGCCTCCAAGGAGGCCCGTACCCACCCGATCTCCGATCTGCCGAACGTGAGGGCATTCGAAGAGGCCGTCAAGGCAGGCGCCCACACCGGGTTCGTCGCAACAGACCTCCGCGGGTTCAAGGCCCTGAACGACAAGCACGGGCAAGGCGCAGGGAACCAGATCATCAGGCAAGCTGCCAAGGTCATGCAGGACTTCGCCAAGCAGTGGGGCGGAGAGGCGTACGGTATTGGCGGCGACGAAGTAACGATAGGCCTCTCCGGCGGCACAGACCGTGCGGCGTTCGAGGAAGCACTGGAAGGGCATCTGGCCGACCAAGGGATTGTTGTTGTCGGGCAGGACGGGCGGACGTATCGTTACCGGGGTATCCCCATCAAACTTCTAGGAGGTGACGATGCCACAGTCAACGACAGGCTCAAGACCGAAGGTAGAAGCACTGCCCTCTCCTGGAGAGTTGAAGAAGAGGCACGGACCGGGGCTCCAGATGCGGGTGATGTCGCCGGAGGAGCTCCGCCAGTGGCAGGAGGAACTGGGGCACACCCCGGAGACGTGGGCGGCGGAACGCCCGACGTCCCAGCCGAAGAAGAAGTAGCCCCCGCCGCCCCCAAGGTCTACTCGGCAGACATCTCCGACACCGAGAGGGACCTCGTCGAAGAGGCGGTAGGGAAGTCCGGCGCTGACGCCCCGCGGCTTCGCGGCGGCATTCTCGAGGGTCAGTCCGGGGACGGCTGGCAGGCCGTCCTTGACGCCCTCAAGGGCAAAGCCGACACCCTCCCCGGGAAGGCCGGGCGGGATGCCGCCAAGCTGCGGAAGAAGCTGATGGAGGCCTACGGCGCCGGCCCGGTCGACGCCCGGCAGGTAGAGGAGGCCCCCGCGGCCGCGCCCCCGGAGGCCCCCGCGGCCGCGTACGGCACCCCCGCTTCCCCCAACGTCCCGGCGATCGCCGACGCCCTCGTCGCCAAGCACAAGAAGGGGATCAAGTTCCGGCTCCGCAAGGCTGCGATCGCAGAGGTCGAGACCCTCGTCGGCGGGAAGATCGACACCAGCACCCCGGCCATCCGGGCTGTCGACGAGGCCGTCGAGCTCGCCCGGGTCCTCCGCTCGAGGGAGGTCTTCCAGGAGGCCGAGAACGCGGGCGACTCCGACGGGGCGATCCTCGAGAAGCTGAACCGGCTCTCCGAGGACTTCCCGGCCTCCGAGGCCCGGACGTCCGAGTCGAAGGCCGGGCAGGAGTTCTCCACTCCGACCCCCCTCGCGTTCGTGGTGAGCCGCCTCGCCGGGGTCACCTCGGACTCGAACGTCCTCGACAACTCGGCGGGGAACGGGGCGATGTTCGTCGCCACCCCGCAGAACCACGCCGCAGCCGTCGAGCTCAGCGAGACCCGGGCAGAGCACCTCCGCTCGCAGGGGATCGCCGTGAACGAGGGCGATGGCCGGTCGACGACGCCCCCGCCCTACCCCGCCGGCGGGGAGACCGACGTCGTTCTCATCAATCCCCCGTTCGGCGCCGCGGAGCAGAAGGGCCAGAAGCTCGAGTACGAGCTCGCGCTGGCGGCCGTCGAGCATCTGAAGGTCGGGGGCACGCTCGGCCTGATCGTCGGCGGGCCGCACCCGTCGGCACTCGGTAACGACGACGCCCGCGCCGCCCACTACAAAAACCTCACCACGCAGGGCCTTTTCGCCCAGCTTGCCGCGGCTGGCGTGAAGGTCGAGCGGGTGTTCACCGTGTCCGGGAAGATCTACGAGCGGAGCGGGACCACGTACCCGGTAGACGTGATCGTCGGGCGTAAAATGGACGGGCCACAGGAGACGTGGCCGGCGTTCCTGAACCTCCCGCCGGTCGTGAAGACCGAGAAGGAGCTTGCCGATGTCCTACGAGTCAAAACTCTGGGCGCCACCTGGGACCGACCCGGTGATATTCGCCGTCCGCGTGCCGGTTTCGGAGAAAAGCCTTCGGATAAGGCAGTACCACCACCTTCTGATGCTGATGATGGCCGAGAGGGCGGAAAGGGACCGGCTGACCGGGGCGGGCGTGATCGAGGCGCTGGGCCCGGCGATCGGGGCGGGCGAGGCGGAGAAGATTCTGGTGGAGTGGGAAGAGGACCCGAACGCCAGTCCGGAGAGGGAGATCTGGCGGGCGCTGGACCTCGCGTGGGAGGTGTCAATCCTCCGGTCGGCCCTCGAGATGGCGGGGATGCCGGACAAGGGCCCGCTGGAAGTCAGCCCGATGTCCGAGGTGAGGAATCTCGTGGCGAGGGAGAGCGTGAGCGACCTGGGGCTGGAGGACTGGGCCCAGCAGATACCGGACGGCCCGGACCGGGCGTAAGGGGGAAGCTGGACCCGGAGGCGCAGCGCCGGATCAAGGAGCTCCTGAGCAAGAAGAAACCGCAGGGCCTTCCGATACGGCGTGGCCGCGGGGCAGTCGGACTGCCTGCCATGGATGCGTCGGCAGAGTTGGAGGCGGTCAACAACCTGGTCGAGGTGGCCGGGATACTCCAGTCGCAACTCGGCGGTGTGTCATTCGAAGAGTTCATCTCTGCCCTGCGCGAGTTCGACGTGGACCCGGACGTCGCCGTCTTTGCCGCGGTGGCATACGCGGATGCGTACGATGCGGCGACTCCGGAGCAACAGGCCCAGATGACCGACCCGGACACGGGGATGGAAGAGTGGACCGGAGAGAAGCTCCGCCAGTTCTTCGCGGAGAAGCCGGCAGCACCGGAGCAGAAACCCGAGGAGAAGAAGTCCGAGCGGAAGAAGAAAGAAGTCACGGTCGCCAAGGAGACGCAGGAAGAGGGTGAGATCGAGCTCCAGACGCCGAACACCCCGACGTCCAAGCGGCCGTCTATCGGCTCGCTGATCCCGAAGTCCCTTGCGGAAGCGACCGCCAATGCGTTGAAGGCCGTCGAGGAGGCCCACGGGCCTATCGACGAGTTCGTCCGGGAAGAGCTCGGGTTCTCCAAGGAGGAGTTCTACGACAAGGGCCCGCTCAGCGGCGAGCAGGTAGACGCGCTCGGGCTCGCCCTACACCAGTTCAAGCAGGGTCGCGGCTTCATCCTCGCGGACCAGACTGGCATCGGGAAGGGCCGTGTGGTGGCCGGCATCCTGGTCTGGGCCATCAAGAACGGCAATCTCCCGATGTTCCTGACCGAGAAGAGCAAGCTCTACGCGGACATGATGCGGGACCTGAAAGCGATCGGTTTCCCGCAGCACGAGCCGCTCATCACCGACAACAACTTCGACGTCGAGATCGACCCCGCGTCGAAGCGCAAGTTCATCAACAACGGCAGCGAGCACCAGGCGCTTCTCGCCGAGGCGGTCCAGAACTACGTCGAGAAGCAGAAGCTGAAGGGAAAGACCGGGGCCGGCGCCAGCACACTGTTCGACTCCCTGTTCTCTACCTACAACCAGATCACGGGGCCGTCCGGCTCGCGGCGCTTCCAGATGCTCGAGCAGGTCGCGTTCGGCAGTGTCGTGGTCCTCGATGAGAGCCACAACGCGGCCGGTGGCAACTCCGCTGGAGCGCAGTCGCAGCAGCGCGGGAAGGGCGGGAAAGGCACACCGGAACACCGCGGGAAGCGCATCGCCGCGATAATCGGCAAGGCCAAGGCCGTCCTCTTCTCGAGCGCGACGTTCGCGAAGCGCCCCGACTCGCTCATCATCTACGCCCCGTTCACCGACGCCGGCCGCATGAAGATGAACCCGCAGGAGCTTGCCGACACGATCGCCGACGGCGGCGTGCCGTTGCAACAGGCCCTCTCCCACATGCTCGTCGAGTCCGGTCAGATGATTCGGCGCGAGAAGTCGTTCGCCGGGATCGACTTCAACGTGGAGGTGGCCGCGGCCGACAAGGAGACGTCCGAGCGTATCTCCCAAGCGACACGGGACCTCTACGACATCGACCGGATGATGGACGAGTACGTCAAGGGGATCAACGCGGAATCCGCCGGGGAGACCGGCAGGCAAGGCGGGGTCGGACAGAAACAGGCCGATCGGACGGTATTCTCGTCTCTCTTCAACAACCTGATCGGGCAGGCCCTGATGGCACTCAAGGTGCCAATCGTCGTGGCGAAGATCAAGGCGATCCACGATGCCGGCGACAGCCCGTTCGTGACGTTCTCGAGCACGATGGAGTTCCTCCTGAAGGAGGACCCCGCCGCGGCCAAGGTCGACTCCGACGAGGACACCGAGGTTGACATCACCTTCGCGGACAACCTGAAGCGGTATCTCCAGAAGATCATCACGATCCGCACGAAGAGCGCCATCCCAGGTGGCGAGCCGGATCTCCACACGCTCACCGACGACGAGCTAGAGGAGATCGATCCGGCGCTCCTTGCCGCTGTCGAGGCCATCCGCAAGCAACTCGCTACCGACGAGGTCCTTCTCTCGATTCCAGGTTCGCCGCTGGACGCGGTACGGTATGAACTAGAGAAGTACGGGCTCAAGGTGGCCGAGGCGACCGGCCGCAACTCAAAGGTCGAGTACGACTCCGACGATTACCGCAGCGGGCGCATCGTTAGCCGGGCTGCGGAGAAGACCGTCCAAGCGCAGATCGACATGGTGGCGGGATACAACGGACGCAAGGGGAAGGTGGGCGAGCGGCACGTCCCGAAGGTGGACGTCATCATCGCCAACCAGAGTGCGTCGACCGGCATCTCGGCCCACAACTCGCCCGACACCGGCGAGAACCGGCGGCGTCGCCACATGGTGATCGTCTCGCCCGAGGCGAACATCGACACTTACATGCAGATGTTGGGGCGCATCAACAGGACCGGGCAGCTTACCGACCCGGAGTCGCTCCCGACATACACGCTCTTCACGTCGGACCTTCCTCTCGAGGTGCGGCAGGCCGCCGTCCTCATGAAGAAGATGGCGTCCCTCTCTGCCAACACGACCGGCTCCAGGACGAACGTCGCATCCTTCAAGATGCCGGACTTCGTGAATCAGGTCGGGGACGGCGTGATGATGGACTTGCTCCAGGAGCGGCAGGACATCAACAGGAAGCTCGGCAAGCCGCTGAAGCCGCCGCAGCAGGGGCAGTCGCCGTCTTCGAAAGGCCTCGCGGCGAAGGCAACCGCCCGGGTCATCCTTCTCCCGGTGAACGAGCAGGCCGAGTTCTACGACATGCTCAAGGAGCGGTACGAGGCACGGATCGAGGAGCTCGACAACGCCGGCGAGAATCCACTCGTCGCGAAGACCATCGATCTTCAGGCCGAAGAGGTCTCTTCTGCCGAGGTGGATCCGAAGGAAGAGGGTTTCTCCGGCCCCTTCGCGGAGTCGGTGCGGATCGGCGTCTACAAGACGCTCGACGAGTTCAAGCAGTTGACCGACGAGGAGCTCACCGGGCAGCTTCGCGAGACCCTCGCCAGTACGGAGCCGGAGCCTCCGAAGCTCGGGGAGACGACCGAGATGCCGGTGCGTCTTCCGAAGGAAGCGAAACTCAAGACGCCGGAGCAACTCACGAACGAGCTTGTGGACGCTTTCGACAAGGACCTCGAGAAGCGGAAGGCGGAGCTCGAGGACAACATCCGAAAAGGCGCAAAGGAGGACGCCGCCCCCGAGGAGATCGCGGATCGCATCGCGACGCAGCTTGCCGACGCCGACCTGAAGGCAGCCACGATGAGGACCCTCCTGCGGCAGCGCCGGATGGGAGACATCCTGTCCGTATCGGTCGGCGGCCAGCAGGCGAGCGGGGTCATCACGAAGGTTGAGTACAAGAACAAGCTCGCGAACCCGTGGATGGCATCGAACGTCCGGTACTCGATCGCGCTCACGGACATGCACCGAGTCCTCCACGTCTCCGCTGCCTCGCTGGGCAGCACTAACTCCAAGACGGTCCTGACGAACCTCGGCGGGGCCAACCACAAGACGGGCGAAGCGGCCATCGAGGCGGCCGTAAAGTTCATGAAGGACCGGCACACCGGCATTACCCGTAGGACTCGCGTCATCTTCACCGGAAACGTAATGAAGGCCTACGCTCGGGCGAAGGACGCTCACGGCCACATGGTGCGTTTCACCATGAAGGACGGGACCACGCGGCAGGGCGTGCTGATGCCTCGCAACTTCGATCCCAACAAGTATCTCGACGACGCACCGGTCATCCTTACCGACGTCAACCACGTCATCGAGTGGCTTCGGCGGAGCGGAAAGCCGCTCACAAGCCTTGGCGACGCAACGCCGCTGAGCGATCTGCGAATCAAGAACGCATGGCACAAGTACGTTCTTTCGGCGAGCCGCCAAGGCACCATGACCGACTCGATGGTGCTCACGGCGCTGCGCCTGGCGATGGGCGATCCGAGTGCTGGCTTCGTCAAGGCTACGCGCGGCGGGCGCTCGGAGGCCAACCTTGGTAAGGCGGAGAACGTGAAGGCCTTCCTGGAGGCCCTCGCAACTTCTGGCCTGTCCGTTCGGTACGAGATCACCGAAATGAAGGCCCTCGCCCGGGAGATCGCCGGGATGCCGCCGATCGAAACGCTTCAGCGTGAGTCGCCGACGATCATAGGGGTGAAGGAGATCCCGGAGTTCGCCGAGGTGGTCGCCGAGTTCGCCAAGGGCGGCGGATCCCTGTCCGAATATCAGGCCACGGGGAGCCTCGTCGATCCCGAGGTCGGCGGTGAGCCGGGCCTCCTCAACGGGATCACGTTCTCGCTCCGGTCCAACACGAGGACCACGGGCACGAACAAGGCGGCAATCGTTTTCCTCGAGCCGCGGCCGGCGCAACTCGAGATCCTGAAGGCCATCCCTGGGGCGACGGAGCTTCCTTCAACGTGGGGCAGCAAGAACGTGATGCTCCCGATCGAGGACGTGAAGGCGTGGCTGGAGTCCTACTTCGAACAACGTATCGGAATGAAGTACGACCCGGAAGCTCACGGCTCAACGCCCAGCCTGAAACTCGAGTTTGAGCTCTCGTCCTCGCAGGCCCTGCGCCGCAACATGCACAACCAGGACACGGGCGGCGTGCTTGGCCTTGCCCCCAAGGCCAAGGGGAAGACGAGCACCGGCGGCACGCAGGGGCCGCTCTCTCCGACGCAGCCGCGGTCCCAGCGCCTCGGCGGGCCGTCCAACGCTCCGAAGCTCTGGGCGACCGACGACACGCTGACGCCCGACGAGCAGCGCACGGCCCCGACGCGCAAGCAGGAGATCCTGAAGCGGATCCAGATCATGGCCGGCAACCCGATCCGGGCCGGACTGGGTGCTTTCAAGCGGCGTAAGTCCCTCGGCTGGTACATGCCTCGGGAGAGCCAGTTCCGGATGGCGACCGACCAGAAGACCCGAAAGGGCTGGACCGCGGTCAAGGGCGTCTCCGGGGCCCTCCGCGTCGCGGACATCATGAACATGGCCGTGGCGGCCCACGAAGCAGGGCACTCCTTCCACGACCGGTTCCTGGAGGGCGGGAACCTCACGGCGAAGAACCCTTCCATCCCCCAGAAAGTGGCTGCGGAGCTCAGGGCTCTCGGGTTGGAGTGCTACGGCTCGGCAGGGTTGGCGCTCAAGCCGGACCGTCTCGCCGCGGAGGGCTTCGCGGAGCTCTTCTCGAGGAACCTCTTCGGGATGGACACCAACGCCTATCCCGTGGCGACCGACTGGTTCTTCAACCGGGTACTCGGCCCTCGGCCGGAGATGGAGGTCATCTACCACGAGACGGCGGAGCTCATCCGACAGTACGACGAGCAGGGCTCCTTCAACCGGGTCCTCGCTCACATCGACCTGAAGCCGCGGACGATTCAGCAGTGGCTCCAGAAAGAGCTCAAGCCGCTCCACGAGCTCGTCGACATCGTCATCGACAAGGTCTTCTCTGGCGTCTATAAGCACTTCGTCGACGACGCGCACTACCTCAACAAGATGATCGAGGATATCCTCGCGATGTCGGGGTCGCAGCGCAGGGACCTCCTCATCTCCGAGGACCCGTACCGGCTCCGCCAGGCCCTCGAGATGGTGGCCCCGGCGATGACGCAGTACGCCGTCGAGACGGCCGTCATCGGGATCGACGGCACGGAGCGCAGCAAGGGCCTGAAGCCGATCCTCAAAGAGATCGAAGAGAAGTATGACCTCACCGAGTTCATGGTCTACGCGGTCGCCATGCGGGCGAAGCTCCTCCACGCCCGGGGGATGCAGAGCGGCCTGAGCGACAGCGACATCCACACGGTCATCTCCAACGTCGAGGCGCAGGGGCCGGCGAAGACGAAGGCCTACGCTGACGCAGTGGTGGGCGTGACGGAGTGGTCGAACGCGATCATGTTCCAGATCGTCGAGGCCGGCGGAATGTCCCAGGAGGCGTACGACAAGATCCTCCTCTTCAACCCGGTCTACGTCCCGTTCAAGCGTGTTTTCGACGCCGAGATCGGGAACTACCGGAGGGGCGGAACCGGCAGCGGTGGCCGCGGGATCGTCGACCGGGCCAGCCCGGTGAAGGCGATCCACGGGTCCACGAAGGCGATCCGCGACCCGATGAATGAGTTCATCCGCGGCGCCGAACAGATGCTCGAGTTTCGCAACCAGTGCCTCATCGCGCAGGCGGCGCTCCGCTTCGCCGAGAAGGTCCCGTGGGCAGCCCGGCTGATCCAGCCCGTCACGAAGATGGAGCTCAAGGCCCGGTTCCCGCTCGAGGACATCAAGGGCGCGCTCAAGGAAGCCGGCGCTACCAAGGAGATGTTCGACAACCTGGACCTCGACACGCTCGCAGAGCTCTGGGCCCCGGCGACGTGGAACAGGGACAAGACGCGCAACGTCTTCCGGGTCTACGTCAAGGGGAAACCGAAGCTGTTCGAGATCGACGACAGCGTCGCGGACGTCTTCAATGGGGCGGTGAAGTCGGGCGGCGAGAAGATGCTTGGCATGTACCACGCGGGAGGGATCAAGAAGGTTTTCGCCAAGAGCGTGCGGATGGGCGCGACGGCCCTCTCTGTGTCGTTCACGGTGCGGAACGTCTTCCGCGACGCATTCAACGCTTCCGTGGCGACGCAGTGGGGGCCGAAGCGCGGGAACGACATGCTGAAGCTCCTTGACGTGCCGTTCTCCATGCACGCAGAGGGCGCGTACCACATGCTAAAGAACGACCAGTACGGCGCAATGTACAAGGCGTTCGGCGGCGGCATGTCTACCCTCCAAGCCTCCAACCAGGCCGTCCTCGAGCGGTATACCAGGGAAGCGTTCAAGTTCCACAGGAGCAAGAAAGAGGCGATGGCGGAGCGGGCCCTCCACCCGTTGCAGACGGCCGGCATGGGACTGGACGTCGTGTCTGACGTCCTCGGTGTGTTCGAGTCCATGCCTCGCGTGGCCGAGTTCCGGAAGGCGTTTCAAGCAGCGAAGGACCGGAACATGAACGACCGGGACGCCTATCTCGAGGCGCTCCTCGCCAGCAAGGACGTCACAACCAACTTCACCAGGATGGGCGTGACGAGCCGGGCCATGAACCAGTACATCCCGTTCTTCAACGCTCGTATCCAAGGCGCCGACAAGTTCCTCCGGATGTTCCGTGACGACCCCACGCGGTTCAACGAGAACTTCAAGCGCCTCGCACTGATGAGCGCGCTGCGGCTGACGGCGATCGGCATTGTCTTCTGGTGGTTCAACAAGGACGACGACGAGTACCAGCGGCTGAAGGCCTACGAGCGTGACCGCTTCTGGATCTTCCCGGCGAAGGTCTTCGGGCGCACCATGAAGATCCCGAAACCGGACACTCTCGGCGCCGCGTTCGTGACGATCCCGGAGAAGATCCTGGACGCGCTCTACCACACGGGGGACCCGGAGGTGCAGAACCAGATCGCCTCCGTCGTCGGAAACATCCTCGACGCCCTGGCACCGGTGCAGCTACCCGAAAACCTCGGGGATCCGCTGGCCTACGCCAAGGTCCAGGCGGAACTCCTCCCGGTCGGAGGGAAGGTTCTGCTTGAGGCCGGCTTCAACTACTCGGCCTTCCGTAAGGGCCAACCGCTCTACCCGGAGTGGAAGAAGTCGAAAAAGGAAAGGGCCGACTGGGTTCAGCCCGGGACGACCGTGACGGCCCAGAGGGTCGCCAAGGCCCAAGTAGCGGTGATGAACGCCCTCGGCCTCGAGAAGCACATCGGGACGTCGCTCTACCAAGGGATGCAGCTTCCGCCAGTCATCCTCGACCACGTCATCGGGAGCATTACGGGCGGTCTCGGGCTGGACGCCATGCGGGGCATGGACTGGGTCCGGCGGCGGATGGAGGGCGAGGAGAAGAACGAGCCCGGCGACCTGAGCGAGCTCCCCGGCATCGGTTGGGCCTTCCAGCGGCCCGAGAGCTCCAAGGCCGTCGACGAGGTCTACGAGGAGCAGCAGTCCCTGTCCCAGAAGAAGGGTAGCCGGGAGCTCTCCGCGGACGAGGAGGACCGTCTCGCTGAGCTCAACGACGCGATCGAGACGTTCCGGGAGGCCAAGGACACGAAGCCGACCACGCCGGCGGAGCGCCGGGCCATGGCGAAGGAGAAGAACGAGGTGGCCGTCCACGCCCTCGGATGGAAGCTGCGGTCCGAGAAGGCGGAGGAGAGAAAGAACAGGTTTCTGAAGGGGGACTGAAATACCCCTTGACTTTGCGTTGCGCGGGAGTACATTGCGATGCAGGAGGTATCGAATGTCCCCCGCTTACTTGCTCCCGAAGGTCAAGTCCAAGATCCCCCAGAAGGAGCCGCTCGACCGCACGCAGGTCCAGAACCAGGCGGGCGGGTACGTCTACGCCCTCGATAAGTGGAAGGCGCTGGAGCGGTTCCTGATCCTCGGCGCAGAAGGCGCGACTTACTACGCCAGTCAGGAGAAGCAGGTCGCCCTCAACTCGGCAAACCTGGACGCCTGCGTCGCGGAAAACCCGGCAAAGGTGGCGTTGCTCGTCCGAGACATGGTGAACGAGCGCAGGGCCCCCAAGCAGGACCCGCTCCTGTTCGCCCTCGCCAAGACCAAGGAGTGGGGATACCGCGTCCTCCCCGAGGTCGCCAAGACCGGGACGCACCTCTTCCACTACATGGCAATGGCGAAGGCGGAGCGCGGCACCGGGTCCGGCTTCCGCAAGGCCCTCGCCCGCTGGTACGCCCTCAAGAGCGATCGGGACGTCGTCTACGACGCCATCAAGTACCAGTCCCGTGACGGGTGGTCCCACCGGGACGTCCTCCGCCTCGCGCACCCGAAGGTCGTGGGGCGGCGCAACGACATCTTCCACTGGATCGTCAAGGGGTGGCCCTCGGTGGGCGCTGAGCCGCATCAGGACGAAGTGCTGGGCCGGATCTGGGCGTTCGAGCAGATGAAGCTGACGACCGACGAGGCCGAGGCCGTCGAGCTCATCCGGAAGTACGACCTCCCCCGGGAGTGCGTCAAGACCGAGTGGCTGAACTCCCCGAAGGTCTGGGAGGCCCTCCTCGAGCGGATGCCCATGACGGCCATGATCCGCAACCTCGGGAAAATGACTCAGGTCGGGCTCCTGAAGCCGCTCACGCCGGCCGTGGCGAAGGTCTGCGCGGGGCTCGAGGACAAGGAGTGGATCCGCAAGGCCCACGTCCACCCCCTCCAGCTTCTCGCCGCCATCATCACCTACGGCCGCGGGAAGGGGTTCAAGGGCTCCAACACTTGGCAGCCCGTGGAGGCCGTCAACGGGGCCCTCGACAAGGCCTTCTACGACGCCTTCGACTACCTCGAGCCGACCGGGAAGCGGTTCTACCTCGGCGTCGACGTCTCTCCGTCAATGTTCTCCGGGGAGGTCGTCGGCATCCCGGGCCTCACCCCGGGGGCCGCGGCGGCGTGTCTCGCCCTCTGCATCGCCAAGGCCGAGAAGCCGAACTACGTGGTGCGGATGTTCTCGGGAGGCGGGAACACGTCGTGGCCGAGCCGGTACGACACCTCTTCGCTCATCCCCCTCGACATCAACGACCGCTCCACGTTCGGCCAGGCCATGCAGGCGGTTTCGAACCGTCCATGGGGCGGGACCGACTGCGCGCTCCCGATGATCGACGCGAAGCGGAACAACCTTCTCGTCGACTGCTTCGTCGTCATCACCGACAACGAGACGCACTCCGGGACGATGCACCCGATGGAGGCCCTCCGGCAGTACCGGGCCCACTCGGGCGTCGGCGCGAAGCTGATCGTGATCGGGATGACTGCCACGAAGTTCTCCATCGCCGACCCTCGTGACCCCGGCTGCCTCGACATCGCCGGTTTCGACACCACAGCCCCCCGCCTCATCGCCGATTTCGCTTGCGGACGGGTTTAGCCAGCACTACACTGCGCCTTGGCGCACGGGCTCTTTTACAACTCAAAACGTCGCGGCCGAAGCGGCAGGGTTATTGCCATTTTGATACCCCTGCCACCCGAACCTTGCCGCGCATTAGGCCTTACGCGGGGCCGCTCGATGACGGTTATCGATTACTAATCGACAGGTCGTCAGTTCGAATCTGATTTCGCTGGCAACGGCGAATAGCTCAATGGTAGAGCGGTAAAAAGTCGTCATCACCTTTCGCCCCGCATTCCTTGAAAACATGCAGGCCGACAGGAGAGGGTTACTGCAACAGCATTCCAAGCCGTCACGCATACCCGGGCTCGCTCGGGATTTCCCTCCCCGCACTTTGCCTGCTATCCCCTACAGACGGCCGCTAGGGTGACTTACCGATTGATGCAGGTTCGAATCCTGCCGCACAGAGAAGTGCGTGGCGGAACTGGTATACGCAGCGCCCCGCGCTCGCAAGAGCGTTATCGCGCCTCAACCGACCCGCCACCCGATTCCTTGCCGTCACTATTCAACTCAAGGGGCCGCCCGATGAGGGTTATCGACTTCGGATCGAGAGGTCGGTGGTTCGAATCCATCCGCGCACCCCATCTATGGTGCGTGTAGCTCAGCTGGTTAGAGCGCTAAAATATCCTCGTCACACTTTGCCCCTCTTCTCCTCCCGCCCGCCGCTGCCTTGCGGCTATCCCACTACTGCGCCCCGCCACCAAACCCACCAACGCACCGCCGGTCCACTCACACTGGGCCGGCCTCGCCACCAAAAGAAGCGGCCCCGGATGACGAGTCCGGGGCCATAGGAGGACGACAAGCGACATGCACCTGTCACCGAGAATCCTAGCACAAGAGGTCTCCGCCCGGTGGAGGGTCAAGATGCCGGAGCCACCGACCGAACAGTCCATCCCCCTCGAGCTCGCCGCGCTCTGCGCCTGCGACACCATCTACGACGAGCGTCTGGGCCGGTGCCCGCGGTGCGCCGAGACGCACTCCCTGAAGCTCGCCACGGTGCTGAACAGGGACGGCGGCGCGGCAACCCCGAAGGAGGACAATTGACGCCATGGAACTCCTCACGAACAGCCGCCTCCGTGTCTACCGCGAGTGCGAGCGGAAGCACGACATCATGTTCCGGCAGCGCATTCGCCCCGTCCGCGACGGTGAAGCGCTTCGCTTCGGCTCGCTGATCCACCTCGGGCTGGAAGCCTGGTGGCGCGGTGAGGGCCTCGAAGGCGCCCTGGCGGCCGTTGCCGTGGAGTCCGACCCCTTCGACCGGGTGAAGGCCGAGGAGCTTCTCCGCGGCTACGACGCGCACTGGGGAGAACCGCCTGACGACGTGATCGGAGTCGAGGTGGAGTTCCGGGCCCCGATGCTGAACCCCCAGACCGGCGCCGCATCTAGGACGTGGACTCATGCCGGGAAGATCGACGCGCTTATCCCTTCGGTAGTCGTCGAGCACAAGACCACCTCGGAGTCAATCTCCGACGACTCGGACCACTACTGGCAGCGACTCGCACTCGATTTCCAGGTATCCGGCTACGTTATCGGAGCCGAGTCGCTGGGCCACGAGGTCCAGGCGACGCTCTACGACGTCCTCAAGAAGTCGACGCTGCGGCCGTTGAAGGCCACGCCGATCGAAGACCGCAAGTACACCAAACCGACGAAGACCGAGCCCAGTCGCCTCTACGCGAATCAGCGCGAGCTCGACGAGACGCCAGAGGAATACGCCCAGCGGCTCCGCGAGGACATCGCCGCGGACCCCGAGAAATACTTCCAGCGGCGCGTGATCCCCCGTCTCGAGTCCCAGATCGCCGACTACCGGCTCTCTGTCTGGCAGGCCGGTCGCGCCATCCGCGAGGCGGAGCTCGCTGGGCGCAGTCCCATGAACCCGGATGCGTGTTTCCGATTCGGGCGCTGTCCGTTCTGGGATGCGTGCGCCAACGGGCTCGACCTCACCACCTCCGCCGACTTCCGCATCGTCGAGAACCTTCACCCTGAACTGACTCCGATCCCGGCCGACACACAGGAGGACACTTCCGTTGAAACCGCTTGACACCCTGACCAAACCCAAGTCGTCCTCGCCCCCTGCCGGGAGGCGACTGACGCTCGGGTCCATCGTCGATTCGCGTCGGACCATGCCCGAGAGGACGGTGCTGATTGGGACCGAGGGAGTAGGGAAGTCGACGTTCGGCGCATCTGCCCCGGCGCCGATCTTTATCGCCAGCGAAGAGGGGATCAATCACCTCAACGTAAAGGCGTTCCCGGAGCCCCAGTCGGCCCAAGACGTCTATGACGCCATCGCGGAGCTCGAGGAAGAGCAACACACGTTCCAGACCCTCGTCGTGGACACGGTCGACTGGCTCGAGCCGATCCTCGTGGCGAAGCTCTGTCTGCGGAACGGCTGGGAGTCGATCGAGTCCCCGGGCTTCGGCAAGGGACAGGTCGCGCTGGTCGACGAGTGGCGGACCATCCTGTCCCACTTCGATCGGCTCCGCAAAGCCCGCGGGATGGAAATCTTGCTTTTGGCCCACGCCCAAGTGAAGACGTTCGCCAACCCCACCGGCCCAGACTACTCCCGGTACGAGCTCGCGCTCTCCAAGGGGGCCGCCGCGCTCATCAAGCAGTGGGCGGATGCTGTCTTGTTCTCGGACTACGAGGACATCATGGTGAACGCCAAGGGTGAGACCGTCGCCGGCGTCTCGAACAAGGTCAAGGTAAAGGGCATCAGTACCGGCCGTCGCGTCCTCCACACGCAGCGAACGGCTGCGTGGGACGCCAAGAACCGCTACGGCCTCCCGCCGGTCCTTCCCCTCGACTACGCCGAGTACGCACGCGCCAGGGCCAAGGGTCTCGACATCGACACCGCCGCTGCCTACGCCGAGTGCAAGGAGCTCATCGAGCAGCTTGCTCTGGGGGCCGATGCCATGGCGCACCTCGAAACGCTCAAGGACGATCCGCACGAACTGCTTATGGCCGTCAACCGTCTGCGCGTTCGCGCACAGCAGTAAAGAAGGAGAACTATGGCACTCATACAGAAGGGCCACCACCCGTCCGTCGTCGTCATGGGGTCGGTCTTGTCGAAGTCCAGCAAGGGCAACGGCCAAATCGTCATCTCGTTCCGCAACGAGGAGGGGGACACGATCGACGCCTACCTCTCGCTCACCGACGCGGCCTACCCGTGGACCGAGAAGAAGCTCATCAACCTCGGGTGGGATCCGACCGAGTACGACTACAACTTCAACTTGTTGAACACCGGCAACCTCTCGCCGCTGGCCGGCGTAGAGACCGAGATCACAGTCAAGGAGGAGGTGTTCGAGAACAAGACCAGTCTCAAGGTCGATTGGATCGGCCCCCGTGAGCAGGTCCAGATGCCCGAGGACGAGTCGACCGTGTTCGTCGCTCAGCTTCGGCAGCGGCTGATCGCCTCCCGCGGGGCGCCGAAGCCGACGACCGCCGGGGCAACGAAGAAGAAGATCGGGCCGTTCTGATATGCGCCGGTTCGCAAAGCTGACGAGGGACGGGAACGTGTGCTATGTGGACCCGGCTCTCGTCGGCATCGTGGCCCTGGACCAGAAGCTCGCGATTGAGGGCAACACCTTCTCATTCCGGACCCGCATCTCTGACCGGTCCGGGGCAGTCCTCATGGACCTGATCGACCAAGACGCTGACGAGGTCTACCGGCGGCTCGCCGCGGCGGGGGAGGTGGTCACGCACCGGGACATCGTCGAGGCGGAGACCGCTGTCGACAATGCGTTGACGCACGCTCTCAACACGCTGGCGGCCCCTGGTTTCGGGACCACGATGCTGAACGCCTATTCCGTCCAGATGGCCGTGTCGGAGACGCTGGAGCCATTCCGGCAGGCCGTTTCGAAGCTCAGACGCACCGTGCTCGCGGCCCTCTGGGTCGCAGAAGGAGAGAACCCGAATGGCTGAAATGACACTCACCGCCCGCCTCGAGACCCTGAAGGAGCAGCAGGCGCTGCTCGAGTCCGAGGCCCGCGCCCGCCGCACCGAGCTTCTCGAGGAGCTCGAGACCGTCTGCACCCTCGCCGGCAAGGTTCCCCGCGAACTCCTCGACGGCATCATGGCCGGTCGCCGCCGGGGCCTGAAGCCCGGGGGAAAGAAGACCACCCGCAAGGCCGTAAAGGCGACCAAGATGACCGCAACCACGACGGCCGCGGAGGTGCCCGCGTGATCCACGTCGAGACGTCACACCTCGTGAACACCACCGCCGACTTCCCGGACGACTTCCGGGTCATCAACGGCGACGGCGTGGTCATCGTGAAGAACCCGGCCACGAACGAGATGGTCCTCCAGGTCCCGACGAACTGCACCATCGTCTACAAGAAGCCGAACCCGGAGCCCGTGCCGGTCGCCACGCGCACCGTCCCCCCGACCGACGTTCCCCCGTCCATGAAGGCCGATGGGGAACCCGCGTAGCTCAGCAGGAGCCGCTCCCTCCGGGGGGCGGCTCTTTTCCTTCCAAACCTCCAAGATGAACGCGATAGTCGCCGACGCGCTTCACAAGAGGGTGGCCGAGGAGCTCTGGCAGCCGGACGCCGTGTCTCGCGACCGGGCTCTCTTGGGCTACACGAAGAAGGTCCTGGACCACCTCGTCATGCTCGAGGAGGAGGTGCAGGACCTTCATCACCGTAACGCTCAACTCTCGCGGCGACTGCGGGGGCTCCAGAACCGTGTGAGGAAAAGTGGCTGACGACGCGGGCCCGGTGGATCCGCTCGCTCGCCCGGAGATCGTCGCGTTCGACTTTGCCACCGAGTGGGTTCCGTTCCAGAGGCTCGCCGCGGCCGTGATCCTGCACGCAGTTACGGATCGTCGCGAGACGCAGCGGGGCACGCCTCCGCGGGATCGTATAGACGACTTCCTGTTCGGTCGCAACGAGGGGTCCAGGATCATTCGGGACCACTGGTTCCGACAGGCCGGGCTCCCAACCCCCACGACAGAGATGGTGCTGGGCATGATCCGTCGGCTCGGGGAGCAGAAGAACGCCGAGTACCGGGTCATCCAGAGAGACAAGTAGTGCCGCGTCGGCGTCGATCTTTGATTGCCTGAGCGCAACCGCATGACGTAGCCCGTCACAGCGGCGAGCGTTAGGGTCCTCAGTGGAAGGGCCCCGAATGGGATGGCAAATGGCGATTTCGTCCAGACGAATGCGCCGACGCGGCTGTTTTCTTTTATACTTCCATGCTAGGAGGACGACATGACGGACATCCCTATCGCTTATTGGGTTGGCCTGGCGGCAGCGGTGCTGCTCGTGGGGCTGGAGCTCTGGTGGCTGGCGCGGAGGCGGCCATGAGCGACCACTTCGTGACCTGCCGTCATTGCGGCGTCGGCATCAACTACCACTGCGACCACGAGGATACAGACGTGCCGGCCGAGGATCTCGCCGCCGCCGAGGCCCTCAACGCCTCGCAAGCAGATCAAATTAGAGTGATCTACGAGCAGCTCACCGCCGCCGAGGCGCGCATACGGGAGCTGGAGGGGGCGCTGCGGGAGATCGCTTGCCGACCGTGCGAAGGACCGCCGAATTGGCCTGACTGCCCCAACGCCACGAGCGGCCGCGAACTGTGGTGCTCCGAGTGCATCGCCCGCGCCGCCCTCGCCCCGCCGCCGGGAGACGAGAAGAGGGGAGGGGAGAAGTGAGCCGCGACTTCGTCGAAGAGTCGTCTATCCGCTACTGGCTCGGCCCCGTGTCTCGCTGGGATTGCGGATGCCCGCTGTCCGGACCGCACGGGATCGACTGTCGCAACCATCCCGACCGGGTCGCAGAGGACGAACTCCGATTCGATCTAGTCCGTCCCTCCCCCGCCCCCTCCGGAGGAAACGATGGCCGCTCCTGACGCCCCCGCCGCGCCGCTGGACCGAGCCGTGGAGGAGGCGAGGAAGGCCTACGCTGCGTTCACGTCGTTCGACATCGAGTGCTCAACGATTGTCGCTGGCGAGTGCGCCCGCACGCTTGGCGTTCTCCTCGCGGCCCTCGACGCCGACCGGGGAGAGGCAGAGAAGACGCTGAAGTGGATCGAGGTCCACGAGGCGTTCCACTACAGCGATGACCGGACGTGGGCGCTCGCGCTGAAGGATGCCGCCCGCCGCTACTTCGCCCGCCGCGAGGGCGAGGAAAGGAAGGAACGTGGCTGAGACCAAACCCCAACCGCTGATACTTACCGCCGTCGTATACGACGCGACGCCCATCCGGTATCTGAATGAACCGTGCTCTCACCGTACGGTCCATGTCCTCTTGACGGCGGACCAGTGCGCCGCCCTCGGGCTCGCGGAGAACGAGGGCTACGGGCCGGTCTACCTTGAGCATATCCGCCACGCCGAGGTGGTCCGTGGCTAGCCTCGCCGCGATCATCGAGGAGGGGGAGCGGCGCCACGCCGAGGCAACGTCACTTCAGGGCATGTCGGCTTACATGAGATGGCTCGCCGAGCACGGCACCCGTCTCCTCGCCGTCGCACGAGCGGCGGTGGAGGTGGTGGACGCCGACGAGAGCGAGGGATGGTGCCGCACGCTGGACGCACGCCTCGCCCTGCGCGCCGCCGTCCGGGGCGAAGAGGAGAAGAAGGGATGAGCCTCACGCGGATCAACCGCGAGGAGCGGGTCGCGCTGAACCCGGTCAGCACCCGTCACCACTTCGCGCAGATTCAAGACGC